TGGTATCAACTTGTTCTCTGAGCTGTTCTACAAGGCCGCAGACCTGGAAGACTGGCACGCTGCCAAGTACACCGTCTATGACACCAACAGCCTAGACCCAGATGAGGTCGAGCGCCTGCGCCGCGACATGAACGAAACGTCATTTGCAAGGGAATACCTTTGCGACTTCTCTGCTGCTGGTGATGACCAGCTCATAAGCTTATCGGATGCCGAGGAAGCGGCCAGGAAGGTCTACCTCAGTCAGGACGTTGCACACGCGCCCAAAATCCTGGGCATCGATCCGGCCAGGTTTGGCGATGACCGCAGCGTTGTGTTCAAGCGCCAGGGATTGCAGGCCTTTGACCCGCTGGTGTTCCGAGGCATTGACAACATGGATCTTGCGGCCAGGATCGCCAACGTGATTGAGAACTGGGAACCCGATGCCGTGTTCTGTGATGCCGGTGCCGGTGCCGGTGTGATCGACCGCCTGCGCCAGCTTGACTACGATGTGATCGAGGTGCCGTTTGGCGGCAAGGCGCTCAAGCCAGAGCTAAACATCAACCGGCGCACCGAGATGTGGTGGGAGATGAAGGAATGGATAGAGCAGGGCGGCGCAATACCAAACAATGTGGCGCTCAAGCAGGAGCTGGCCACCCCGATCTACTGGTTCGATAGCGTTGGTCGCCGAGTGCTGGAGCCAAAGGATCAGATCAAGAAGCGGCTGCAAGGGGCTGGGAGCCCTGACCTGGCCGATGCGCTGGCGCTGACATTTGCCATGCCAGTAAGGAAGCGCCTGCCCAGGGATGTCCTGGATCGGGCAACACGCAAGGAAAGCAAAAAGGACTATGACCCATACTCTTCCATCAACCGCTAGGTACCCGTATCGACTAACCGTAGGGATACAGTCATGATGTGCAAGGTGACGCTTGTTTCAATGCCGGAGCTGATTGGCGATCCAATGTTTAATGACCTGGTCGAAGAATATCGGATTGAGAGCAGCATTGATGGCATGGGCCATGCGAACTGGAACAAAGAGATGTACGCCAAGCTGGATCAGGCTGGCATCATGCATTTGTTTGCCGCACACGGGTCAGCCGGTAACCTAGTCGGGTTTATGGTTGTCCTGTTGACGGTGGTGCCACACTATGGCGCGTTGACGGCCACGACAGAGAGCCTGTTTGTTGGCAGTCGCTATCGCGATAGCGGGGCTGGTTTGTTGTTGATCAAGGAAGCCGAAAGGTTTGCCAAAGATCGTGGTGCGATTGGTTTGCTATTGAGCGCACCGCACGGCGGGACGTTGTCGAAGGTAGCGCCCAGGTTGGGTTACCGGCAAACAAACGATGTGTTTTTTAAGGGGCTAACGTGAACGAAATGGCTGTCCACACTGCAAAGATCCAACCGATGAGCGACACGGCCATCGGCAAGGTATATGCATTGGAGCGCGTGACCGGTCTCATGGAGCAAGCAGATATTGAAACCCACCATGTGCTGCATGGCAGGATGTACGCCAGGACAATCAAGATACCTGGCGGCGTAGTGTTGACTGGGGCGCTGGTAAGAATACCGACTACCTTAATTATCAATGGCGATGTGACAATCTATGCAGACAATGATGAAATTCGTGTCACCGGCTACCAGGTTATCCCTGCAAGCGCCCATCGCAAACAAGCATTCATCACTCACTCCCATACGTTTGTGACGATGGTCTTTGCGACCGCCGCTACAACGATTGAAGAGGCAGAAGATGAATTTACAGAGGAAGCATCTTTGCTTATGAGCAGAAACTTAGACGCAAAGAATTTCATCAACATCACAGGAGAATGACCATGTCAGGAGCAGTCACAGCAGCAGCAGTAGGAGCCGGTGCTTATGCGGCAACAGCCGGTACAGCATACGCAATTGGAGTAGGAACAGCAGCCGCAATTGGCCTTGGCACATCAGCATTAAATATGCAGTATGAGCAAGGCAAAAAAGCGCAAGAGGCTGGTGAGCAGCAATTGCAAAACCAGAAGAATGTTCAAGCAGACAATGTGCGAGCAACTCAGGCGCAAGCAGAGATGAGCCAAGTGGCTATGAACAAAGCTAACAGCAAAGCACCTGACACCAGCGCATTGCTGGCATCAGCATCTAAGTCTGGTTATAGCGGCACCATGCTTACCGGCCCACAAGGCGTTGATCCAAACCAACTTGCACTCGCCAAGAACAGTCTTTTGGGAGGCTAATCGATGGCAAATTATCCAAGCGATGGAGCGTCAAATCCGAAGAGTCCTGCGCGGGATAAATTGCACACGCGATGGGGCCAGCTAAAGTCTGAACGGGCAACCTGGTGGTCGCATTGGCAAGAGGTCACAACCTACTTGCTGCCGAGGAATGGGCGCTACTTTACCCAGGATCGAAACAAAGGAATGCGCCGCCACAACAGCATCTACGACAACACGGGAACCAGGGCGCTGCGAACATTGGGCGCAGGCATGATGGCGGGGGCAACCTCACCGGCACGCCCTTGGTTTCGTCTGGGTACCTCAGACCCATCGCTGAACAACTACTACCCAGTCAAGATCTGGCTGGACGATGTGACCAACAAAATGCAACTGGTGTTCCAGAGATCGAATACCTATCGCACGTTGCACGGGATGTACGAAGAGCTTGGTGCTTTTGGTACAGGCGCTGCAATCATCTTGCCTGATTTCAAAACCATCATCCATCAATACCCAGCAACCATTGGCGAATACGCCATTGCTACCAACTACCAAGGGCGCGTTGACACCATCTATCGAGAGTTTGAAAAGACTGTCAGCGAGATAGTCACCGAGTTTGGTATTGAGAATGTGTCGCACACAGTCAAGAACTTGTACGACCGTGGAAGCCTGGACTCATGGGTGCCAATCATTCACGCCATTGAACCGCGTACAGACAGAGATCCGAGGAAGCGCGATTCTAAAAACATGGCCTATCAAAGCTGCTACTTTGAGCTTGCGGCAGAGAAGAACCAGTACCTACGCGAGAGCGGGTTTGAAGAGTTCCCTGGCATCGTGCCTCGATGGAATGTGGTTGGCGGTGACATATACGGCAACAGCCCTGGCATGGAAGCTCTGGGCGACATCAAGCAATTGCAGCATGAGCAGCTACGCAAGGCCCAAGGTATTGACTACCAGACCAAGCCGCCGCTTGTGGTGCCATCGAGCATGAAGAACCGCGACATTGAAACATTACCTGGCGGCATTTCATTTATTGACGGCAACAGCCAAGGCATCAAGACGGCATTCGAGGTCAACCTCAATTTGCAGCACTTGCTTGCCGACATCCAAGATTGTCGGATGCGTATTAATGGTTCGTTTTATGCCGATCTGTTTTTGATGCTGGCCAACGCAACAGACACCAGGATGACGGCTACCGAAGTGGCAGAGCGCCACGAAGAGAAGTTGCTCATGCTTGGCCCTGTGCTGGAGCGCTTGCACAACGAGCTGCTTGATCCGCTGATCGACATTACATTCAACCATATGCTCAAAGCTGGAATGCTGCCACCGGCACCACCAGAGCTGCAAGGCCAGGATCTGAATATTGAGTTTGTGTCAATGCTGGCGCAGGCGCAGCGTGCCATTGGCACCAACGGCGTTGACCGATTTATCGGCAACCTAGGTGTGGTGGCGCAAATGAAGCCAGAGGTATTGGACAAGTTCGACAGCGACCAATGGGCAGACGCATACAGCGAAATGCTTGGGGTCGATCCGAAGCTGATCACCGCGACCAAAGACGTTGCAATGGTCAGGAACAAACGAGCGCAAGCTCAAGCAGCGCAGCAGCAGATGGCAATGATGCAGCAAGGGGCATCAGCAGCGAAGGACGCATCCCAGGCACCAACCCAGGGCGGCGAATCCAACGTGATGATGGATATGATGAACCAATTTAGCGGATACGGTAGCCCATCCGCTGTGGAGGTAGGACAATGATTAACATGAAACAGAAGCCAGAAGCAGAAGAGATGTCTGGCGCAATTGAGTACGATGAACCGGCATACCCTTATGGCTTGTGCCTGCACCTGGACGCTGAACAACTTGAAAAGCTGGGCATCACTGCTTTGCCAAAGGTCGGCAGCACCATGATGATTCACGCAATGGCCTATGTGAAGTCAACCGGTGCCTATGAAACCCAGGGCGGCAATGACATGACCATGTCGCTACAGATCACCGACATGGAAATATCAGCCGAAGAGCGCGGTGTCAGTCACGCTGAAGCCATGTACGGCAAAGACAAAAGCACAGCAAAGCCAGCGCGTCCGGTCAGTGATGCATCAACGATGCTTTACGGAAGCTGATCATGGCAGGCAAGGGATTGTGGGCCAACATCCATGCCAAACGTGAGCGGATAAAAAATGGATCTGGCGAAAGAATGCGAAAGCCTGGTAGCGAAGGTGCGCCAAGCCGCAAAGACTTGCGAGATTCTGCTGCCGAAAAACTGTATCCAGATCAGGGCAAGGATAAAAAGAAAAAATGATTGACCAGCCTGTCTCTGCTGAAAACCCGTGGCCTGGTACTGAGACAAAAGTGGTGTTGGTTTGTCGTATTCCTAAGAAAGATGAGGACACTAGGATAGGTGCAAACGAATTCGTAGACAAAGACGGACGCATCTGCCGGTGGGCGGTGGTGAACAAAAAATGATGGTACCCGTATCGCGGCAGATTGTGGATAAATTAACAACATGAGCAACTACGATCCATTAGACCTTAAAGGCCAGGAGCGTCAGAAGGAAGATCGCGAGACCCGCGACCGATCTGAGCGAGAGACCGAGGAGGCTGATATCAAGTGGCTCATGGGTAGCAAGAGGGGTCGCCGCATTTTGTGGCGACTTCTGGATACAGCAGGAGTGTTTAGGCTGTCGTTCAACACCAACGCAATGGCTATGGCTTTTGCTGAAGGTAATAGGAACTACGGGCTGCGCGTTCTGTCGCTGATCCACACTCAGACCCCTGAGCTTTATTCAACGATGATCAAGGAGCAGAAAGATGAACGAAATGCAGATGACAGAAGCCACCCAAGCCAATAGCGCGGATGCATCGCAAACCCCTGCCGACAACAATGCCTACTATGGCGGCGACAAGGTGGGACAAGGGCAGCAAGAAGCCCCTGCTGTACAGGAGCAGCCACCGCAAGAAGCGGCCAAGGCTGGAGAGAAACCTGGCGACCAACCGCCAAGCATACTGGGCGCACCAGAGAGCTATGACTTTAAATCCGAAGCAGTCGGTAAAGATGTCAAGTTCGATGATGGTGTACTCGGCGCGTTTACGGATGTAGCAAAGGAACTCAACCTTACGCAGGACGCTGCACAGAAGGTGATTGACAAGGTTGCACCGACTATCGTGCAACGTCAAATCGAACAAGTCCAGGCCATTCAAAATGAATGGGCCGCCACGGCTATAGCTGACAAGGAATACGGCGGATCTAATCTGCAAGAAAACCTATCAGTTGCCAAGAAAGCACTGGACGCATTCGGTACACCGGCTTTGCAAGAGCTGCTCAACCAATCCAAACTGGGCAACCATCCCGAAGTAATTCGGTTTATGTACAGGGCGGGGAAAGCGATCAGTACAGATAAGTATGTTGGGCCATCTCAAGGGGCTGGTGCCGCAAGGTCAATGCCCAAAGACATGGCAGGCTATTCGTCTGCGCTATATCCAAATCAGTCAAACTAAACTTTAAGGAGCTTCAAAATGGCTACTCTCTCAACTAGCAATCTCACCCTCGCCGATTGGGCGAAGCGGAGCGACCCCGATGGTCGCGTTCCGATCATCGCTGAACTGCTTTCGCAGACCAACGAGATCCTGTCTGACTGCGTGTTCAAGGAAGGCAACTTGCCTACCGGTGAACGTGTGGTTGTTCGTACTGGTTTGCCAAGTGTTTACTGGCGTGCATTGAACCAAGGTATCCCATCAAGCAAATCAACCACTGCACAAGTGGACGAAGCTTGCGGTATGTTGGAAGCACGTTCCGAAGTGGACAAAGACTTGGCCA